CCTTAAATCATAGACATAATTTTTTTGTAGTTGAAAGAATGGTTTTCTATTCTCAACATATTTAATTTCCATTAAACTGTCTGAGAGGGGGACATATATCAAGTCTCCCTCTAAAGGTCTTACATAATTTTCAAATCCATCAACATTTCTCATTATGGTTGCAATATAATCATCAAATCTTTCTTTGGATATAATAAGATTCATTTCATCTTGAATTCTTACCCCAAATTTTGACATCAATAATGAGTTGTTATCAAATCCCTCAACATTAACTAGATATGCTTCAATTGGAAATGCGTTATTAAATTTGGAGTAAATAGCATCTCTCAATGCTCCTCCACTATTAACAATTTTTCTTGGAAGATAAAACACTTCCAAACCATACATTTTCAACTGTTCATTTATAAGGTCTTGAACCAGACCTTGTTCTCCAGAAGTGCCTTGAATAAAGAATGGATTTAACATATTAACCTATAAGATCCATTGGTGGTAATTCATATGTTGTCATCATCTTATCTTCAATTGACTGAATCTCCCTAAGAGCATCATCATAAATTTGTCTTCCATTAAGTTCAATTCCACCAGGAAGTTTTACACCTTGGAATTTAATCAAATTTTGACCCCACTGTCTTTTTATGAGAGATGTCAAATACTGCTTCAAGAAAGAATCATTGTATACTTTGGTAAAATCATTTGGATTTAAAATTCTATAACACTCAATGATTAAATAATCATCAGCATCCATGGTATCCCAATCAGTATCTATATAAAGTCTCCCTTGCCTCTTATTAAATCTCATTTGTTTGTTTGGATTTAATATCCAATCAATATCTTCCAAATATCTTTTAGTCACAAAATAGTTCATAATTTGAGTTGAACTAAACCAATATATGTCGTTCAGGAACAACTGATAATTGACATTGAACATATTGGATGCAATTGTTCTATTATCAAGTTTAAATACCTTTTCAATTCCAATAACAGAATCTGGAACTGGGATGTAATTACTATTTTCTTCCCACTCAAATGTCCCAACATTAGATGATGCAGTTGTAATTTCTACATCTAAATCATTGTTTCCACCTTTAGATCTACCTCTTTCAATATCATCTGCAGTTAACTTATACTTGAGAAACATTTTTTCTACGCCATCAAAATGCCTCTCATTAAAAAATTGAAGAGCATCATCAACTAAGTCATCTAGTTGCTCTTCAGCAATGTTAATTTCCAATACTGGAGCACCAAGTTTTCTTAGACAATACTCAATTAATTGTTGTCTTGATGCAGGTTTTGCCATTATCCTAGTTTTTTAACTATTTAGTTTGAATTCATAATTAATGACAGAAATAGTTTCCTGCTGCTTCATGTATAACTTTACATAGCATTTACATATGTTTTTCATTAAATCAAGATTAGTACAAGAATCTAATTCTCTAGAAATTTTTTCAAATTCAAAATTTTTTGAAACTGTTTCCAGTTTAAGATCTTCATGATTCATAGATATTTCTCAGTAAAGTTTTTATTTCATTAATTGAAGATTTTATGTCTTCAATTTCAGACTCCATATTAGAGAGTTTTTTCTTTTCTTGCAGTTTTTGTTCTCTTACTTTAAGATACTGCTCAGAACCAATATTGTCTGTATTAATTATTGCATTAGTAGAGAGATCCCTAAGTAAATTGGGATGTCCCTCTACCTTTGCATACTTTTTATTATTCATCATGCTAATGAGATTGCTCTGATTTGTGTAATTCTTGGTGGATCTGCCTGATTAGTGCCAGATACAACTATCTTAATTGCAAATGAAGTGAATGCTGGTAAATCATCAATTGTGAATGAATACTCTCTCACTTCCCCATCAATACTTGGGGGAACATCTCCATCAGATCTACCATTGTTATTATCAGAGTTAATAACATTTCCATTTACATCCAGATTGTCATATCCTGGGAATAATTCCCATTTAGTTTCATTTTCTGGAACATCAGGTCTGTAAAGTTTGTAGAGCATTCTAATATCAGATGATGCACTTCTATATGCAGTAAGGAATGCTTGAATAGAAGTTGCACTCTTCTCAAGATTGACTCTATTACTTACATAAGTAAATGCATGAAGTTCAGTAGCATCATCACTTACTGTGGAATCAGTTGCATATGAAGAAATACCAACTGGTTGATTGAGTCTATAAGAATCCAAATCAACAAAGACCTGATCCATATCAACAATTGGAGAAACTAGTGAACTAGTTGTTGATAAATTTAATTCTAAAGTAAAGGATTTTTGACCTTCAAAGGTAGTTGAATTTAAGAATTCAACTTCATTTTCTTTAGAACCAACAGTTCTTAATGTCGGTAATACAGTTTCTTCAAATGGATCAATAGTTTCATATCCTTGATCAACATATCCTGATTCAGAACCATCAACACTTTGCTGTGAAACTGTTCTAACTCTTGCATTAACTTGAGTTTTTTCTGGAACAACAATAAAATCTTCATTAAGTTTAATTCTATTGAAGTTTGTATCTGCTCCAGCAGTAACTGAGTCTCCACCACCAAACTTATCTGTAGTAAATGTACTACCTGCAGATACTTGGATGTAGTATGAATCTAAAGTTGGTTTTGGATTAGAAAGAACTGTATGTGTGGTATTAATTTTTTGGAGTGGAACTCCATTAAATTCATATTTGTAAATTTCTTCTCCAACCTCATAGTCTAGAGAAACAGTATCAAATTGTGCTCTTGTGACGTTTGCAAGTTCATTTGGAAGAACTGTATCATACCTGATAACTTCATCCTCAATTAAAGCATATCCAGGATGACCTGATCCAACTGGAGACCCATCATAAATTGCAAATTCTGATGTGCTTGCAACACTGATAGAACCAGTATCAGTTGATCCATATCCTGCTAGAAGATTGGTAGGTGGTAAATCTGGTCTTGCACCTTCAATAGCAACCTTTGAGTTTGGTGAGTGCATTCCATGATTATCAGAATGAACTAAAATATGTCTTCCACTGTTTAGTGGAGACGTTGCTGATGTTGAATATGCATAGAATGGATCTTCATCTAATTCATTATCCTCAGTATCTGGGAATTGTGCAGTATTAAACATTCTAATTGTGCCACCAGATGTATCAAAATCTGCTCTTCTTAAAGTAAATTTAATATCATCTTCTTGGCTTGCAGTCCAAGTAGTTCCATTCTGTGCCTTAAACATGACTCCCAGAGAGGGTTGTTTACTGATAATAACCTTGCCAATTTCAGAGTTTGCTGAAGATCCAATATCAGCATCACCCATTCTTGAATGCCACAAGAAGTACTCAGGAGAATCTGAAATAATTACCAAAGCATACTCTCTACCACCCTCTAATTTGACAAGTTTAGGGAAATTAAATCTAGTTGGGACTGATGCATCATCACTAACTGATACTTCATCAGGATCAAGAATTGCTCTTAGACCAGGAACAACTAGATCTGGACCTCCAGGATATCCAGCAATAACTTCTCTTATTTGAACTTCAACAGGAATTTCCTCATCTTTTCTCTGGAAATAGAGATCAATTGAAGTTGGAACAATACCTTCTTCATCATCAACTAGGAAGGTTTGTGCTAATGGGTCATAATATACAATGTATCTCTTTTGAGTAATTTTACCTTCTGATGTAAATACTGCCTGAGCAGAACTAGTATTTTCTTCAGGAGTTGCCACTGAAGCTTGAGTAGCTTTTAATTCAACTGTAGTGTTTCCTGTTCTCCACCTTCTACCTTTTCTAGCTTTAGGGATGTATATAGAACCTTGAACTTCTCCAACAACATCAGTAATAAGTCTATTTTCAGATACTTTTGCTGTTGCTTTACTTGTCCTACCCCTTAGTTTATATCCTTTTCTGACAAATCCATAGTATCTCTTTCTCTTTGGTAGAGTTAAATTCTGAACATCAATATTCAATATAGTTGATTCTGGACCATATAAGGATGAAATACCAACAGTTGGAGTGTATGGATTTAATACATAAGTTTTTGTTGGTGCAGTTCTAGGTCCTCTTTTGTGGTTTGGATTACAAAGCTTAAATCTACCACGCCTTCTTCCTCTGTAAATGGAATCAACAGTCTCTCCAGGTTGGAAAGTTTTCTTTACGTTTTCAACCTCAAGTAATTTGGGGAAAGCCCATTGCCACTTAGATGGAGTATCTGGACCATTTAGCATCTTACCACCAAAAATCAATTCAAATCTAGTTCTTGGTTTTAATCTTCTACCTGTAAATGCAATATTTCTTCTTCTAATATACTTAGCAGTTTTGACTTTTTTACCTAAGTAAACTCTCTGACCTCTTCTGCGACCATTCCTAACCATAATATTTCTTCTAACTGTTTTCTTCCACTTGTCAATTTTTGGGGATAAAGTTAAAGTACCAACCCAAGTGATGATGTCAAATGGATTAACACTTTCAATTCTACTTGCAAATGGTTGCTTAGCATACTCAACTTCAGTGTAAGAAAGAGAAATGGTATCTCCAGTTCTTTGAACATTAGTGGATGTTGTTTGACTCATATCAAGTTCATCATTATTAAGTTCATTATCTTCAGCAAAAAAGTCTAAATCAACCCTAGCATTTACAGATACTGGTTCAATTAATTCTTCTTCATCATCAACAATAAGTTGTGTGCTTGAATTCCCAAAGTCTACAGAAGCTCCCTCAGAGAAATTGTCTACAAAGAAACCAGATTTAAATCTATTCAGACCATTTGCATCAGCAATGTATAAATTTTCAGTTGCAGTCTCTAAAAGATTTAAAGATGTAGTATATTCAAGATTTTCAACTCTATCTTCCAAGAGTCTCAAATCAGGCATAGTATATCTCTTATTATCAGTTATAAAAATACTCAGATCATCTTCCATATCATAAACATATGGATTTCCAAATATTGTTGCAACCTCTAATAGATTTTCTGCTACAGTTGGTGTTATAGGATTTTCACTGGGTTCTCCTAAAGTCAATGCAAAATTTCCATCTCTATCAAGAGTTAATTTGTCAGTTCGTCCTAGATAAAAATCATAATCAAAAGTAATGCTCTCATTTGAAGCTAAAATTTGAGATGCATTAGATCCAGATCCAGAAAATACTCTTGAAGAAAATTCAAATGGACTCTTTCCACTAAAAATATTGTATTCAGAAACTCTTGGTCTAATGTCAATAACATCAGTATTCCTGATACCATCATAAGATGGAATTCTTGTATCAAAAAGGGATGAAAGATAGCTGTTTGCTGTAATAACATCCCCAGAATCAGAACTATCAAATGCAAATCTATCAAAGTAAATTTTAAGTCTTCCTGCAGGTTCATCTGCATCAGAATTTCTAATTAATCTTGAGAAGTCATAATAATTTTTTCTTTGACCATTATCTAAAGTAAACTTAGATAGTATGTTTCTATCTCCAGCATTTATAGTTGCTATAGTTGCAGTATATCCAGTATCAATAAATCTTATTTTTTCATCTACAACAAAAGGACTTTCAGACTCTAAAGCATAGTAGAGTTGTGAAGAATTTTTAACTTCTAAAAATACCCCAAGAGCTCCAGATTCTTCTCCAACAAAATACTCACCAACAACTAGTTCTGATGTATTAGATGTTGGGCTAGTTAAGTCAGATAATCCAACCCAAGGAATCAGAGGATCTGCAGTTCCAGAAGCTTCAAATACTGCATGTACCTTTACTACATCTGGATAGTTTAGTGATACTATAGGATCATCTACCCTAACACCAAAAACACCCAGAGAAGTATCAAAATCTAAACCTGCATTTCTTGGAGTGGCATATTTAGTTTTTGTTAGTAATAAAGAAGTTGCTCTTGTGTAGTTCTTTCTCTTAGAACTTACATTTGTCTTTATCTGACTTGTAATGACAACACAAGGACCTGCAGTAGCAGATAAATTAGTAAATTGTGCAGTTTTGCCACCAGATGTTAAAGATAAAGTTGCGTCAGTTAGATTTTCAATACTTCCATCAGCATTTACAACAATATATCTTTCTTCATCAAAAGATGTGTATACATAATCAGTTCCAGTCAAAGCTGGTAGAGATAATGTTGTACCAGTTTTAACTACTCCTGTATATTGTCTCTTAACAATAACTGATGAATTCAACAACTCTACAGATTCTATATTCTGATGATCTAATTCATTGTAAAGATATGAATCTTCTGGATCAGCAATTGTTGGTCTAACAATATCTAATGATGTTAAAGAATATGTTCCAATTCCAATTTCTCCAGTGCATAGATTTGTAATTGTTGTTACGCCAGCAACAGTAAAGTTAGATCTAGTTGAGTTAAATTCAATAATTCTTGCAAATACTGCTGAAGTAAATCCTACTGGTTGATAGGAAACAACATCATCTATTTTTACACCATTTCCAAAACCTGCACCATTAACTCTAGAAACTGTTGCAATTCCACCAACAGCAGGATCTGCATGGTATGTTTCTACATTGAATGGACCTTCTAATGTAAAAACATTATCTAGAAGTGTGTCTGCAGAAAATGCATCTTGATCTGATATTGCTTTTACATCATTGATAGTGTAGTCTCTTATTGTTCCAATAGATGCACTTGCACTTGAGATTCCATTAATTGAAAGTGTCTCATTAACAACAAATGTTCCAGACACTTGGTATAGACTGAATCTTGTAGATCCATCATATACTGATCTTGCATATCCAACAGCACCACTACTAGATCCTTGAACATATGCTCCTGGACCTATTCCAGTAATTGGAAAATCTAAGTATAAATCAGTAAATGTTTGAATGTCAAATAATTTTAGATTAAATTGGCTGGTTGGATCTTCATATGAAGTGTTATGATGTTCAAAATCATAAACTCTTGCAAATCCAATAGTTGCTCCAGAACCAACATTATTTTCTAATCTTCTTGAATATAGAGTTACAGTTCCATCAGTAGTAAGACCAAGATCTGGAACAGAAGTTACATTGTTTACTCTAATTAAGTCTCCACCATTAAAGACTACTGAAGATGCTTTTACCTTTTTAGTATCTCTTGGTTTGGGATAATCTACAAAAGTATCATATGTTGGAACCTCATATCCTTTAACATATGATTTTCCTGGACTAATTCTAAGTAAACCAAGATCTCTTGATGGAATAGATCCATCAGAAGTTAACTCATTAGATCTATAAATTCCATCAAGATCTACATCATTATCTAAGGATTCTGCTCCATCTACTACATATGGAATTACTGTATAATTTCCAGACTCATCAAAAGTTCTTCTAGCAAGAATATCAGTTATAAAAGATCCTGCAGTATCTTGCTTAATCTTTTTAACTATACCTTTCTCAACCTTAAATAACTCAATAAAGTTATCATCATTGAAATCATCTAATGTTTTTTTA